ACCAAAAATCAAATGGGTTAATTGGTGTCTCATCCTTAAACTCAGGATTCATTTTACTCTCAATCTTTTCAAAGATTTTCTTACCGTATCTAAACAAGAATACTTTACCCTCATTCTCGGCATTCATGCTATCTTCAATAACAAGAACATTACTATAGTAACTCAACTTTCGTTTTCGTTCTCTTGCAATATTCTTATCAGATTCAATACCAGAATTCCACAATGCGGTATTTGCAACTGATACAGGGTCTTTAGTTCCACTAGGAGCATCAGCTCTTGGTGTAGTCAAAGAGTTCTCAATGTACCATCCGCCAGGGCCTTTGAATCCATGAGTCCATAATCTTACCCATGGCACATCCTCACCAGTAGGGGCAGGGAGAAAACGTATAACACAATATCCATTACCTGTCTTATCCTTTTCAGGTTTCCAGATACGGTCATCTTCATACGAAGGTTTCTCAGCCAGTTTCTCAACCTGCTTAGTGAGGTTCTTCAAGTTATCCATTCGGTTTTGTTTTAAATCTTTAAAACTAGACATATTTAATTCTCCTTATTTCGTTATATTACTTAGTATCATTCCAAATATTCATCAAATACATTACAAAGGCAACTTAGAACTTCTATCTTTCATCATATTAAGTTCATAAGCTTCTGCTTCTATCTTGTCTTTGATAGACCTGTTTATCATCTTGGCAACCATTTCAATTTCACAATCAACATCATCAGTATATTTTAAAATAGCTTCCATGTATGATATTCCCTTTTCTTTTACTATCCTATCTAAAGTCTCATTAATGTTTACACTCATTTCAAGTCCTTTATAGAATCACAAATGCCATACTTCTTAGCTTCTTTGGCACTCAACCAAACATCGGTTGCTGGTAAAAGAAATTGTCTTATTTTTGCTTCATTTAAACCTGTACACTTCTTATAATGATTAATCATCCTTTCAGTTGTAAGTTCAAACTCTTTACCTACTGCAACAAGCTCATGTTCTTTACCCCATGTACCCCAACTATATTGATGTGACATAATAGAAGTATTGGGTGTCAAAACTCTCTTACCTTTCTCACCAGCAATAAACATCATAAAACCTGCTGATGCAATTTGTCCTAGACCAGTTGTATGAACGGGGATAGGGCATCCTTTCATAACATCAATGACAGCGAACGCTGCATTTAAATCACCGCCAGGTGAGCTGATGATAATTTGTAAAGATTTTGGTCTTGGTCTTGACCAACTCTTTGTTAGGATAAAGCTTATAAGGTCTTTACAAGTTTCTTGATTAACGTCACTCATAAAGAGATATACACCATTATCCTCTGGAGAGGGTACAGCACGTTCTTCAGCGTTTTTACCAGTCATAGAATCCCCTTCCATTGAGTTACCGATAAGGGTCAACATAAAAAATATGATCCCCTATTGTCGCGACTATTAACATTTTACGATTCCAATATGGGTCAACATCATTTCTATGGTAATGTGTAGCACCATTAAGAAAATCATTAACCTTCCATCTTTCACCGTATCTTTTAAAATAAACACCGGGCTGTTCTAACATAGCCTTTGCAATAGTTACTGCAACTTTCCATGCAATCTTATTTTTAGGTTTATCAGGTTTACCATCACAATACCATGAGAAATGACACATATTTCTAACAACTTTTCCATTTCTTCTATTTGCTTGTTTGACTACCTTACAAATAGTATTTGGAAATCGTTTACTACTCACCCTATTTATAGTCACTAATGCAACTGCCATTTGACCTTTAGTAGTTTGGTCACGGGCTTCAAAGTAGATGTTCAATGCCAAACAAGTTGTATCTTGTTTGGTAGAGAATCCACTTAACATGAATAGAGATAGTATCAATAATAAAAGTTTCATAATGAAAAAAGGGGATGGTTTCCCATCCCCCCTCTCTTAGATACCCCAATAAGAATTGAGGGCTTTACGACAAGCAAAGACATCCTTTGCTCCACCAGCAAGGTCACAATCCTTGAAAGCAGTTTCGCCAGTTGCAGGTGAAGTGTAGATTTCTACCCAACGAGGCAGACCAGTTACATCTGCTTCAGCTCGTGTAATAGTTCTAGCGTTCTTCATTCCTACTTTTGGTTGACCAACAGTTGTGTTACGCATAAAATAAATCTCCTAAGTTAAAATCAATTTTCGTGATGAACTCTCATCACTTCAATATAACCATTATACCATAATGATCACTACAATACAAGGAAAAAGTTTACCTTTATCCTAGTGGTGCTACGCCCTTATCACAAGGGGTTGGAGCTCCCTGTGGAAAATGTGGCGCATGAGGAGCTCCATGAGGAACACCTTGAGGGCCAGGGCCATGAGGGCCAGGAACACCTAATGGGCTTTCAAAGTGTGGAACACCTTGAGGATCATGAGGGCCTGGGAAACCTTGAGGGCCGTTGGGGCCACCAAAATGAGGAGCTCCATGAGTGCCAGGAGCACTTGTGTTATGAGAACCTTCTGGATTTCCCATGTATGGGGCAGGATGTGGAACTGTGTTAGGATTTCCCATGTTAGGATCAAACAAAGGTGCATCATGTGGAACACCTACTGGAGCCTGGTGAGGCACCATTAAGTTACCTTGTGGAGCACCAGTTGGAGCACCAGTTGGAGCACCAGTTGGAGCACCAGTTGGAGCTCCTGCTGGTTTGAAAGTCTTTCCGAGAAAGTCAGCGATAGCACCTGTATGCTGTCCCTCGTTCACTTCACCAGCATATGCATTGGATGAAACCAATACAAAAACTGCAAACATTAAAATCTTCATATACTCTCCTATATTAAATGGAGCGGGAAACGGGGCTCGAACCCGTAACATCTTGCTTGGCAAGCAAGGACTCTACCATTGAGCTACTCCCGCAGTTAGTTAAACGGTAGTTTATTCTGTTACGAGGAAAACTACCAAAAACCCTAGCTACTTATTAAGCAGCAATTGCAAAATCGTAATCATTTGCGTTTGTGTTTTGATTGATTTTTTACAAGGCCAACAATCATCCTTGTGCTGTCCATATACTTTCCATCATACAGTCGAAACCTTGTCACCCCCATAATAGAATTTGGTGGAGGCGGGGGGAATCGAACCCCCGTCCTATATGTTTCTTTTATACAGATTATACAGCAATTCCAAATAAAATTCTAAATGCAATTCCAAGACAGATTAAGACTACTGCAAATAATGACATTTCTACCCATCTATCATTCATTGTAAAAACTCCTCTAAAGAACCAGTTGATTGTGAAGATTCATAAGCCTTCTTCCATGATATAGTTGCACCAAGCTTTACCACACCTTTCCATTCACCAGAATTTGCTACCTTTTCTTTAAGTTTAACAAATGCTGGATACTTTTGTTGCAAATCTCTCATATGTTTATTATGTATATCTAAAGTTCTAAAATTCTCACAACCCCCTTTAGTTTGAGTCGCGGATGCATTGACTCTATACATCAACGAAACTTTATTTTGATATCCCATAGTCAACAGCTGTAAATTTACATAATAATCTTCAACAAAATCTAATGCCCAATCTAATTCTTTATATGGCATCTTTGTTCCATCATAAAATATATTAGTTGTAATTCTTGAGTTGATTCTAAAATCAATATTCCTAGTAGGGGGATTCCAAGAAACATCACACGCAGTATGAATGTATCCTTCATCCATCCAACTATCCATAGTATTAATCATGTCATCAAATTTTTCATCTGACAATTTACTATTGCCTGGGCCTTCTTCACCATCCCTTTTAGTATAAAGAAATTCTATATCATCGTCAAGCATACCATATCTTTTTCCTTCACCATACTGACATATCCATTTTCTAACTTCAGCAATACCCTTACCTTGAGCATCACATTTGATTTCTGGATAGCCTGTATGTTCTTGATCTGGATGAGTAATAAGAAATGTTTTATCTTGCCATTTCTTGGGTAGATTATCAAAGGTTATTTGATTACTCTGTCGGCCATATGTTGGAATGTAAATAGTATTTATCATATAGGTAGTTTCGCTAGAATTTTAGCCTGTTTTTTTATACGTTTATCTAATTCTTTTACTATACGTTCATGCTCTTTTTCTTTCCTCTTATAACGATGTTCGTATGCTTTTCTCCAAGAAATTCTAAGTTTATCCATTTCACCCATTTTATTTTTTTTCTTGCCGAGAATCTTAACAAACTCTGGAAATAATTTAGCTAATTTTTTATGTGCTTTATTTATCTTATTAATAGTTCTCAATCCTTTTGTATTACAGCCACCCTCACTATATTCTTTGTTGTCTACAGCATATCTATGCCATACTATATTACTGTAACCTTGTTCTAATAAACTTAATACCATATATAAATCCTCAGCAAGTGGTATAGGCCAGAACAAATAAGGACATATATGCCCATTAAAATAATATGCACAATGCACAGCTCCATTTTCACGGTAATAATTATCAGATGGGTGCAGAAATGACAAACGATGTCCAGCAAATGCTTTATCATTCATCAAAAAAGCATAAGTTGTATCCAGCATAATGTGCCAATCTGCCTCCGTCATTTTAAGACCAGTACCTTTTATCTTACCAGTATTATGTGGATCACGATTTAAGAAAATTAAATCATCGTCATACATTCCCCATACTGTACCCATAGCCTTATTATAAATCCATTTTCGGGTATTATGAATACCCTTAATAGATTTAGGCAAAACTATTACTTTATCCTTTCCATACAGTTTCTTATGAATATTAGCTTCATGAGGCTGCACTACAAGATAGGTTATATCTTTCACGAAATCGGGCAGACCATCATACGTTATCTGTGTATTAGGTCTGCCCAACGTGGGAATGTAAATCCGATCAATCATACTTATACAAGACCATTCATTTCCCTAACCTCCTCTAAAGTTAACTTATTGCCCTTCTGTTTATTATACTTTCGCCGGATCATCCTACCATTTGAAATCTCAGTTTCCCCACCTTTGGAGTAAGGGATAACATGATCCGCTTCAGCATCTTGAGCATCTAAGTCATTACCATCAATTGCACATTTAAAATCTTGCATTGATAACATCAACTCTTTTTGTTCAGTTGAAAACAAACGATTCTTATCAAGATATACAACTTCGATATCACCAACCGATTTACTTGTATGGATTCCATCTGTGACTTTAACATCATAAAGCCATTCCATTGATTGTCTCAACGCAACTTTAGTTGTGTTAGGATAATCTTTATTTTCGGTCATAGAGACAACAGTATTGAAATTCTTGAAAGTTTCTTTAACATCTGTACCGGCTTTCTCATACTTTAAACCATGACCCTTCAAGTTATCAGAAACAGATTTATTTTTTCTGTAATCGAAACTCTTTTTAAACTTCTTAAAGAAGTTTATTGGATCAACAAGGCGCCAGCTCGTATCATATTCTTCATTCAAATAGAAATAAACATTAGAAATACAGTTTAATTCATTCCAAGTTATAGGCTTACCGAGAATTCTCTTTCTCTGTATTGCCATTTGTTCCAGAAAATCTAAATGAGCATCAAGCTCTTTCTCTGCAAGTTTAACTTGTCTTTCAGAATAGTCAGTATTGTACATCTGTTTCAGTTCTTGATCAGACTTAGAACCAAGCATATTATCATCAAAGATACGCCAAAGAAGTCTTGCTACAAATTCTTCTAAAGCCAACGTATTATTTTGTTTTGCACTCAATAAAAGTTGTCCTCGATTCTTATTTACTTTTATCTTGCCTGTTTTTTTATCTAAAGTTGTTTTTTCTTCAGACTTTACAAACAAACCATGCTCGTTATTTGAGGATACACCTTCGATGAAATATTCGCGAACTTTGCCACGAACCAAATTAGCGATAGGGGTATTACCCAGAGCATTTAACATCTGTTGATGATTAACAGGTGTCGTTTTGTTAATTGTCTGAAAAATCTCTGCCTTTTGAGTATTTGTCAGAATACCGTATTTAGTTACGATAATTCCATAATCCCAAAAATAAGAAAGTTCAGATTCAGACAACTCTGAAAACTTCTTCCGAGAACCATTTGGTTCACCATCATCATCAAAAGTACCATCTACAATAAAAGCAGCAAAAAGATCATTAATAAAATCTTTAAGAGCTCTCTTGCGATGTCCACCATCTACTGATTCAAATTCCTTCAATGAATCAGGGACATTTGTACATAAGGTGATCTTACCAATATCAATCCCTCGAAAAATTGCAGCAATAATAGATGCAGATTTTCGATAATCCATCATATGTACAGTAGACGGACGCTGACCAACAGGGTTAATATCACATACACTCATAATATCATAGTAAAACTCTTTAAGTGTATAATCACCATTAACAAACTTATGTTTCAAATCACCATACTGCGTATCAATAGATCGTCTTTGGTGACGGTTCGGCTCAATAGTATGAGCCAAACGGTCTTCATTAGACCCATTAACATTCTCTGCTTTGGCTTCGATATGTTCCGAAACCAGTTTAAACTCTTTGTTTTTGTTCTGCATAATAAGAAGTCTCCTTTTTTATGCGGTTCGGCCATGTGGATAATCCACTAGCTCTAAGGAATTAATACTGACAAGTAGTTACTAAATCAGTATTAATCATTTACTACATAACCATTATACCATAATGATTATCGCTACACAAGGAAAAAGTTTCTTTTCCTACAATGAGAATTCTTAATGAATTACTCAATTGTTATATATATTATACCATACCTTTCGGCTGAATACAAGGAAAAAGTTTACTTAAAAAAACCCTCTATGTTAGGGGTTGTATCCTTCGCAAACCTTCCCACTGCTTTAACCTGTTTACCAGCGTCACCCATTGTGGCTAACCTGCCATCACAATACGCAACGCAACTAAATCTTTCCCCATCTCCATGTATCTCTGTTACACCATGTAACCTATTGCTGTCTGCAATAACGACAGAGTTATCAGGTGCATCTATTGCTACCCTGTATTGAGGAAATGCTAGATAAGCACCCGTATATTCTCCTTTCCTAAAACAACACATTGTAGTCAATCCTGCGTTTACATCACCACTATCTATATGAGCTGACATTTTTGTACTCTGACCTTTATGGTATCGGTTAGCAGATAATGTTGTAAAGATTCCGCCACCTACCCTATGTTTTGGGTCAATGTAAGATTCAGCAAATGTCTTTTGATTCTCATAGATATATGGATTTGCTTTCTTAAATGCTTCTTCATTCCATTTAGATATTTCTTGTAGTGCTTCCCATTTCTCAGGATTATCTTTAGTCCAGCCAGAAGATTCTATTGCACCAGTAAATCTTCCTCTTTTAAAACCAATCATAACAGAATGGATTTCGTTTGCATAAGCAATCATACCCCATTCACCATTTTTCATTTTGGTTTTATATGAATTCTCATTTCTTAGTTGATAGCTAATACCCTCTACCAAACCTTTCTTTTCCATTTCTTCTTTATCAATGGGCCCACTACAATTTGCTCTCATGGTTGTAGTTTCTGTTATTGACATCAACGTATCTCTTACATTATCATTCGGATATGCATTTGTAATAACGTATGCCAATGGAACGTCTGAACCATCAACAGAGTTTACAGGTTTCATTATTGCTGTATCCTCTGTTATAGTGAAAACCTCATCATAAGAATTTTCATCTAGGAATTTTCCATTCCATTTCTCAAAGGTTTCTTCGTAGCCGTAATCTTTTTTAGTTTTTATGTATTTCATTATAGACCTTTATGACTTTTTCATAGA